CCTCGCGGGCGATATGGCAAAAAACCGGCAACGCAAGGTTGATGCCAACGGGATTGAAGCACACGCACGGAGCGTGCCAATGAACAAGAAGCTATCAGACGCCGACATCATCACAGCGCACGACCTGCACGCACGGGGTATGACCTGGAAGGCGATCGGCGAGAAGTTCGGGGTCACCGCCGAGACGGTGCGCAAGCGCTGTGCGGACGCCCCCCGGCCGCCCCCCGAGCCGGACGAGGTACCGGTCGAGGACGTCATCGCCGAGGCCGAGGCCGCGCTCGAGGACGAGTCCTCGACCGAGGGCATCCTGGACGGCCAGATCCGCATCGTGCGGGCCGCACAGCGCAAGGCCACCACGGAGGCCGCGCAGCTGACGTGCGCCCGCCTCATCGGCTCCTTGGCGGCACAGCGACACAAGATGAAGCCACCCCCCGCCCCCGACCTGAACGAGCGCCCGGACTACCAACGTGCGGCCGCCGAGGTCCGCGCCAAGCTACACGAGCTCCTCGACCGCGCCATGGCCGGCAGTGAGTAGCCCGGCGCAGGCGTTCGTGCTCCGGTTGTCCAAGCACGCCGACCCGCACGCGACGCTCGACCGGATCCTAGACGGCCTCACCATCGTCGAGCTGACCCACCTGGCGTACGACTGGGAGGGCTTCTGGGCGCGGGACGACCAGAAGTTCCCCGCGGGCTCCTGGCACTCCAGAGGGTCAATGCAGGGCCGGCGCGCGGGCAAGACGCGGGCGGTGTCGGAGTGGTTACAGCTCGAGGTGCTGCGCCAGCCCGGGAGCCGTATCCTACTCCTGGCCCAGAACGCAGAGAAAGCGGTGCAGGTACAGGTGACGGGTCCCGCGGGGCTCATCGCCACGAGCCCCCCGTGGAATCGCGCCACGTGGGAACCAAGCACGAGCACGGTCCATTGGGAGAACGGCGCATACGCGCGGGTGATCCCAATCAGCAGCCCGGACAACCTTCGCGGCGACAGCTGGACACACGTGTGGTGCACCGAGATTGGATACTGGGAAGCCAACTACCGCGACCACGCATGGCGCGAGGCACACTCCGCGCTCGACGCGCCGCCACGGAAGTTGGTGTGGGACTGCTCGCCGGCGGAGAGCAACCCGCTCCAGGCGCGATTGCTCGCACGATCCGAGGCCGATCCGACGCGACACATCGTGATCCGGGGAGGTTCCAACGTGAATGAGTGGAATCTCGCCCCCGACTACCTCGAATCGCAGAAACAGGACCTCGGCGAGGGGACACGTCTCTATCGGCAGGAGATTCTTGGCGAGTTCTTCAACAATGTGGACGGGGCGCTGTTTCAGCGTGCGTGGATCGAGGATGCCCGCCGTTCTCCCCCCGATCGGTACGCCCGGCGCATCATTGCCGTGGATCCTGCCATTGGCGAGCGTGAGACGTCCGACAAGACCGGGATCGTCGAGCTCGGCATGGACGCCGACGGACAGATCTACGTGATTGCCGACCATACCACGCGAGCACACCCCAATGTCATCGTTCGCAAGCTGCTGAGGCTCTACCAGGACGGGGAGTGTGACTGCATCGTGGTCGAGATGAACCGCGGGCGGGCGTGGATCACCGCGAACCTCGAGACCATCGCCGAGACGCAGGGGCTCGAGGTCGAGATCGTGGACGACACGTGGCGGCCGCGCCGAATCGACGGCGTGATCCACGTTCGCCCCGTGACCGCGAAGAATTCCAAGGCCGAACGCGCAGCACAGATCACGAACCTCTACGAGCGGCTGCGCGTGAGCCACGTCGAGAAGTTCCCCGCGCTCGAGGAGCTGCTATGGGGGTGGGTCCCGCCACAGCGCGAGACCCGGGCCGGCGGCCGGCGCAGTCCCGACGCTATGGACGCCCTCGTCCACGGTGTGGTCGAGCTCGCGGGCCTGAGCCGCGAGGCGCCGCCCGACCTCCGCGCCGGATTCGTGGGCCTCAGCGCCGCGGCAGAGCGCGTAGCGCGGCCGGCGTCGGCGCCGACGCGCCCGGTGCAGGATCCGCTGTCGAAGCTGCGTCGGGCGCCTTGGGGGCGGGGAGGGATGGGGCCGTGACGTTACTCGCGCGCAGCCTTGCGACGAGCCCGCCAGAACGACGCTCGCTTTTTGGCGAGCTCATACTCGTGCTCGTAATCGCGCTCGCGGTTCTTTGCAGCGCGCTGGCCTCGGTGAATCGTTCGGCGGTTCTCTTCGAGGCCCGCGATCTGATCGTAGTAGGCGTCCCACTGCTCTGGCGTCGCGTTCTCGGGCTTGTGGGCGTGGTACGCGGCCAGATCGCGCTCGATGCCGCGGCGCGCCTCTTCCCATTCGGCGCTCTTCGCCGCGGCTTCCTCGTACTTCGGACCCGCGTTCGCGACAGCATCGTCAGCGGCGTCGGCTTCGGTGTCAATTGCAGCGTCGTCGCCCTCGATCTCGGAGTGGCGCTTGTATAACGTCTCCTCCTGTCGGGACTCCTCGGCGTCCATGCGGGCGTCGCGAGCCTCGTCGCGGTCTTCCTCGGCGCGCTCGGAGGCCTCGTCGGCCTTCTCTTCGGCAGCGTTTGCACGCTCAGCGGACTTCTCGACCGCGCGTTCGTTTGCGGGTGTCGGGTTCTTCTCGTGTTTGGCCTCGGCCTCGGCGTGCGCAGCAGCGGCTGCGTCAGCATCGGCGCGAGCGGCCCCCTCCGCTGCTGTGGACGCGTCCGCGCGCTCCTTCAGTTTCCCGGCGCGCTGCTCGAGCTTTCCCGCTTTTTTAGCCGCGCGTTCGCGCGGCGACGCTTTTGGGCGGGAGGCCCCTCCTCCGCCGCCCCCGCCGCCGGGCGCGAACTCGCCGCTATTGGGGTCGTGGTTCGGATTCATGAGTTTGACGATCGAGAGCGCAGCGGGAGCAGCAACCGGAAGAAGCGGGGCCTTGAGCCCGTACGCCTTCGCCCGCTCGTCGACCCACGTCTGCTCGAGCTTGAACCCCGCCTCGCGCGCGGCCTTGAGCTCGGCGAAGAACGCCGCGCCGAGCGCGCCCTCGGACTCGCGGCGGGAGCTCTCATCCGGATCCGGGAGCAGGTACTTCCGCCACGGGGCCAATGACGAATCCCCGAAGTTCCAAGCGCACCACGGGGTCAAGGTCCCCTCGAAGATGCCACGCTCAATCGCGCCGAGGTCGCCTTCCACGATGTCGTTGCGCACGCCCCACAACCGGGACGCGTCCACACCCGGGCCGGCCGACTGCGAGCCCGCGGTCGCGTCCTGGCCGTTGTAGATCCGCTGCGCCGACAGACCATTGCCGTCGATGATCTCCTTGAAGTTCTGCCACGCCGAGGAGTCGTTCACCTCGCGCCGAATCTTCGCGCCGAACGGCTCGAGGCCCACGGCGTTCTCCTCGGTCGCGAGGGTCTCGCACATATCCTCGAGCGCGGCGCCCTCAGGGGTGTCGGTCCCGACGCCTTCGGGCAGCGACCCGATCCACTTCTCCCCACCGACCGCGACCGAGTGCTTGGAGCGGTCGCGGCGACCGAACGCGTGGTCGGCCCACACGAGAGCCGCCGGCAGAACGCAGGCCTCCTGTCTCCAGGGCTCGTGCTCGTGCTTGGAGAACACGACCCACCTCCCATCGCCGTGCTGAATCGGAATCTCCGAGTAGCCGTAGCGTCCGCCCTTGTCGGCCTCTGAACCCGAGTCAGGTTCGATCTGCGTGTAGTAGCAACTCTCGATCGCATCCCAACGGACCCCTTCGATGGGCCAATGGTGCAGCTCGACGTCGATGCGTGAGCCGTCCTCGCGCGGGGTCGCGATGTTGATGCCGAACGCGACCCCGTGGTTGGCCAAGTCACCATTGATGGACTCGAGCGCACCCGGCGCAACGCCGACACCCTTCGGGCCGAACAGAGCGTCGGCCTCTTCACGAATGCGCACCGCCCGCGCGGACTCTCCCGCGGCCCTCACCTCGACCGGTAGCCCGCGCTGCGGCGCTAGCCGATTCTGATAGGCAACGAATAGCGCGTCGTCGGTCCGCATGGCCGCGGCGAGCAGGGCGGGCTGACGGAACTTGCCCGCCAGCTGTGAATCACGCGCGGCCCGGATCTGTTCCAGGGACCACGCATAAGAACCGTTCGCACGCTTCGGCGGTCGCAATCGCGAGGCGACGCGAACGACATCGTACTCGGTCCCCGTGTGGACCTTCTTCGCGCGCTTGCTAGCTGCAGGCATTCAGGGACTCCGAAAATGAAATGGTCGCCGACAACCCGAATCGAATTCGTTCCGGACAATGACGACCCTGCACAGCTCTGGTATTACGAGCCCAAGCCACAACCGCTCGACGAGCGGTTTGCCGCTCTGCAGCGGGAGACAACCGATCGGCGTTGCGGCCCACGTGAGCCCGTCGCGCCCCCAACCTCGGGCATGCGCGCAATGTGGACACGCGCGGGTGATTGGACGCGGCCGCGATGACGCTTGCCGAGTTCATAGTGTTGATCGAAGAGTTCAATTTGCCGGTCGAGAATCCCGTGCGGTACCTCTTCATGATTCGCGAGACCACATACGCGGATATGCGCTGCGCGATCGAGCGCGATGAATGGTCGTGGTTGGACGAAGACGGCCCCGGCGGCGACTCGACAGACGGACACGGGAATCGTTGGGTCCGACCGTTAGGCCGGATAGCCGACGACTAACCCCATAATATCAACCTAACCATTACGTTAAGCCCGAGTCAACGTTGACTCGGCACTCCTCGAGTGACTAGGTTAGTAGTATGGGGGCAAGTTTCCGTCGTTGAGTCGTCGTCTCCACAAGCTCGCCGTTTTGCTGCCGGCCGGGGAAACACCGCCCCGCGAGTTCCGGCTGTTCGTGTTGGGCTGGAACGAGACCGAGAACGGCCGCTACCTATTCGACGCGCAGGCCGCGTCGACAGTAATGGCGGCGGCGGCGGCGCACGGTGTCGATCGGATGATCGACCTCGAGCACCTCTCACTCGACCCCGAGGCGCGCCATTACGACCCCGACGCCCGCGGTTGGGCCAAGCTCGAGCTCCGCGCCGACGGCTCGCTATGGGCGGTTGATGTGCGTTGGACCGACGACGGCGCAGCGCGCCTACTCGCCAAGCGCCAGCGCTACGTGTCCCCCGCATTCATGACGACCGAGGACGGTCGAATCACCAAGGTGATCAACATCGCGATTACCGCGCTTCCCGCAACCCACCAAACGCCGGCGCTGATTGCGGCGAGCATTATGAGGCTCTCATTGGATCCCGAAAAAGTGAAGGCCATCCTCGCGGCCCTGAAGGAAGGCGACGCAGAGTCGGCTATGGCCATCTGCGAAGCCCTGCTCGTCGACGCCGCGTCCGGTGAGGCCCCCGCGGCCGAGCCCGCCCCGGAGGCACCTGCACCCGAGGCCGCTGCAGCCCCCGCCCCCGCCGAGGGCGAGGAAGAGGACGAAGAGGACAAGCCCGCCGAGATGGCCGCGGCCGCGCGCATCATGCGGCTGTCGGGCAAGACGTCGGTCGCCGCGGCGGTCGACGAGATCGAAGCCTGGCGCGCGTCGCACCTCGAGCTCGAGGCCGGTCGCGCGAAGCTCGCAGCCGAACGCGAGGCCCTCGAGGGTGCCGAGCGCAAGGCCCAGATCGCGGAGCTCATCAAGCTCGGCGCCGAGACCCCCGCGACCGCGTGGGCCGACCCGATGGCGAAGACCCTGAAGCCCTGCAAGCGCCTCGCGTCCGAGCCGCTCGCCGAGCTGCGTGAGCGCGTCAAGGCGCTCTCCGCCGGCCGCACCGAGTCGAAGAACCCGAAGCCCGCAGCGAAGAATACCCGAACGATCGCCGGCGCGGAGCTTTCGGAGGACGAGATTCAGCGCGTGACTTCACGCGCCAAGAGCAACGGGATGGCTCCGGAAGTCGCGCTCGAAAACTACGTTCAGATCAAGGCGCGTCAGAGCGCACGAGTGGAGAACTGATTCATGACCGCTTTGGCACAAGACCGGTTCGTTCAGGCGGTCGGCGACGGCCACGGCCCGTTGTACGTCGACATCCCGCAAGGGGTGAACACGATCTATGAGGGCTCCATGGTTTCCCGGCTGACGTCGGGTGGCTTTGCGTGTCCGGGGGGCACCGCCTCCAGCGGCCCCGCGTGTGGTGTCGCGCGCGCTAAGAGCGTCAACAGCGGCTCGGCCGGCGACAAGTCGGTCCAGCTGTCGTGCGGGCAATTCTGGTTCGTCAATGGTGACGCCATCGTCGAGGCCGACCGTTTCAAGGTCTGCTACATGATGGACGATCAGACGGTCTCGCTGTCGAGCGCAGGCACGCGTCAGGTCGCGGGCGTCATCATCGACGTGGATTCGGTCCTCGGGGTGAAAGTCCTGATCGCGCCCGAAACCAACGCACAGCTCGCCGACGTCGGCGGACCGCTCGTGCAGTACGGCTCGGGCACCTTCTCGGCTGGCGTGCTGGCCGTTTCCACCGGGATTACGGTCTCGGCGACCTCCGCGGTTATTGCCAATCGCAAGACCGAGGCTGGCACCGACGGCGACGAGATCCGCGTTCCGACGGCGGACCGCACCGTGGGCGGTCCCGGAACCGGCGCTCTTACCTTCCGTGCATTCCTATCGGGCGTCGCCGCTACGTCCGACACTTCCACCTTCGACTACATCATCGTCGGCTGATCGAGGACTCGAACCACCATGGCACAACTCAAGCCTCTCTATCAGTTCGGCGGCTCGACGCAGCGCGCGCTCGAGGAGTTCCGACTCGAATACAACAGTGTCCTCGCGTCGATGCCCTCGGTATGGGCCGACTCGGTGTGCGACGTCCTCAGCGGTAACTCGCTGATCGACACGTTGCCGATCGCGCTGGACCTCCAGAAGTGGCGCGAGCGCAAGGGCGAGCACAACGCAACCGATCTGAAGTCCAAGGACATCTCGATCGTTAAGCGCATGTTCGCGAGCGCAGCACAGGCGCAAGCCATCAAGATCCAGCGCGGCGACCACGCCTACATCCAGCAATGGATGAAGCGCCCCGCGGCAATGGCGCGCGGCCGCATGTTCATGCGGAACCACCTGGTCGCCGACCTCATCGAGACGGGTGAGTCCGCGAACACCTGCGCCTATGACGGCAAGGCGTTCTTCGCCACGGATCATCCCGTCAATCCGTTCGACGCCAACGTTACCTACGCGGGCTCCGCGTCGTGGGCGAACTTCGTGTCCGCGTCGACGCCCCTCGACGCGACGTCGTTGAGCGCGCAGAAGACCGCGTTCCGCAAGCAGCCCGGCCCCGACGGCGAGGAGATGGGTCTCGAGGCGGACACCCTGTATGTGTCGACCTCGGAATACGAGACCGCCTACAACCTGTTGAAGGTGCAGGATCTGCTTCTGTCGGGATCTCTCTCCGGCGGCGGCGACGGGACCATGGGCCAGGTCAGGAACCCGCACTTCAACAGCGGGCTCACGATCGTACGCTGTCCCGAGCTCAGCCCGACCACGGGTGATTGGTACCTCGGCGACTCCAAGGCGTACGCGCAGGGTGTCGCGCCGGTGCTCCTCTCCGAGGACGCCTCGGAAGAGATGTGCCAGTGGGATGAGTCCAGCGACTTCTACAAGAACACGAAGATGGTCAAGATCGAGTCGACCATCATGCTCGAGGCCGCGTTCCTCTTCCCCCACGCCTTCCGCAAGATCAGCGGATCGTAATCCGCAATGGCAGGCGGGCTCTACGCAACGGAGGCCGACCTTTATCGGTTCGGCCTCCCGCGGGGTGCGCTCGCCAATCCCGGGCGGCTCGTCGGGCTCGTATCGGCGTCCACGGACGCGTTCGAGCTCGACGGCCACGGGTTCGCGACGGACGACGAGGTTCGCTTCCGGGCCGAGTCCGGCGGCGCAATGCCGAGCCCGCTCGTGGTCGGGACGACGTACTACGCCATTCCGGTCGATGACACGCACTTTCAAGTGTCGGCGACCGCGGGCGGCGCAGCAATCAACCTGACCTCCGGCGGCGAGAGCGTGGTCGTTTCGACCTCGCTCCCGGTCGACGACGTAATCGAGCGCTACAGCCGATTCGTCGACGACCACATGCCGGCGCACCTCGTTCCCTTCGAGGCCCCGATTCCGATCCGAGTGGTCGCCATCGTGGCCGAACTCAGCGCGCAACGCCTGCTGTGGATCAGCGGACAGAGGTCAATCGCAATGGACGCCATCGAGGCCGCGGCACACAAGGAGCTCGCCCGCTGGGCGGCGGGCATCCCCTTGCGTGACACGGACGCGACCGCCCGCGCGAACCTCGCCACTGCCCGCGCCGTGTCCCGCACGGCCGGACGTGGATGGGACACGAGCGACGGGAGCATTCCGTGACACTCGCCGAGCTCGCAAAGTCGATGAAGGCGCTCCCCCGCGTGGTTGCGCAGCGCGTCGCGCAGGAGGCCGCAACGCAGCTGACCGCGCTCGCGCGCGCAGGCTTCGACGCGCAGAAGAATCCCTACGGTGCAGCGTGGGCCGGCGACTTTGATCTCGTCGAGACGGGCAAGCTCAGGCGCGACGTCCGTTACGTCGCCAAGGGCACGAAAGTGATCGCGCGCCTCGGGTCGCGTTACGCCCGCTATCACGCGACCAAGGTACTTCCCGGCCGCGCACTACCAAGCGCGTGGGTCGCCGAGATCGATCGAATCACGGCCGAAGAGCTCGAGCGGGCGTCGAAGTAATTGGTATACGAGATCACAAAAGAGGTCGCCGCGGAACTCCGCGCCAAGGGCGTCCCACTGCCGGTCCATTACGGCCCCGAGGCCACCGACGGCGCGCCCATGCGCGAGCGCATCGTCGTACGCCGCGCCCCCGACGCCATCATCGCGACCCCCGGCGGCGGCGGTCGCAATAGCACCGAGTCCCCGAAGACCGCGACCATTGCTGTCAATCAGGGCGTCTCGATCCGAATCTACGCCCGCAACCCGGCAGCTGGCGCGCGCGTGCAAGATCACGAGCGCCGCTGTGAGCACGTGCGCGACCGCGTAATCGTCGCGTTCGACCGCATCGTTCGCGGTCGTCGCAATCGCATTACGTGGGCGAGTGCCGAATACATTACCCCCGAGGACGCCAACCCCGAGCAAACCGCCCCGTTCGTCGGGGTCGTCTACGAGCTGCAATGCTTCGTTGACCGCGGCATCGCGGATCGCTCCTGGCCGTCCGCCGACTTCCCCCAGGGCGCAGCCCTCGACGAGGTGACGATCGGGCCCGACCCCGACGTCACGATCGTGACCACCGCACCTCCGACTGTGAGCTGACCCATGCCTATGCTTCCGAGTGCCAACGTTACGATCGACGACGCGTCGGGTAAGCCGGGCGCCGGTACCGATTACCTCGTCGTGCTGTCTCCGTGCACGGACAACGCGGACATGACCCCGCGCGTGTTCACGTCGACGGCCGCGCTGCTGTCGTTTCACGCATACTGCCAGGGCGTCGACTATTCCGCGCTGCACTTCGACGAGACCAGGCTGCCGATCCTGTTCGTCGGCCTGCCGGTGTCGACCGCCGGGGTCGTGTCGCAGCAAGACGATTCCCAGGTCGATGGGACCTGCGTCATCACCGTCACCGGTACGCCGATGGACGAGTGTGACCTCGAGCTCGTCGTCACCCGCGGCGGGACCATTGGCACGAGTTCGATCCTCATCGAGCTGTCGCTCGACGGCGGGCGCACCTTCAAGCCTGTAAAGCTCGGCACCGCGGTTAGCTACGTCGTCCCCTACATGGGGATCACGCTGAACTTTGCCGCGGGGACCTTGCTCCTCGACGACGTGTTCACGTGCCGCACGTCGGCCCCGGCACCTGCGCAGGCGTCGATCCAGTCCGCGCGCGAGGCCCTCGCCGCGCAGTCGAAGTCCGAGCGTGATTGGCTGTGCTGCTGGGATGCAGCCAACGAGACCGCAGCCGACGACGTGCTCGCCGAGATCAACGCGTACGAGACCGCGAACGAGCGATTCAAGCTCGCCCGCTTGCCCGTGCGCGACCACAGCGCCGGCGGCAAGAAGTCGAACATCGGGGAAGTAACCTTCGCCGAAGTCGGCGTCTCGGGCGACACCATCACCCGCGATGCGGGGTCGTGGATCGCTGACGGCTTCCGCGTCGGTGACGTCATCACGGTTACCGGCTCGGTCTCCAACAACTTCGCCGACGGCGATGTCACGGGCGTGACTGCCACGGTCCTGACTCTCGGCAACCGCGATCTAGTGGCCGAGGTGCTCGCGGCCGGCGTTGGCTCCATCACCTCGCCCGCCGAAGCCGATGCGGCGTGGGTCTCGGACATCGACGCGGAGTTCGAAGACATCGCCGACGAGCCCCGGCTCGCGCTCGGCGCGGGCCGCGCGCGCAAGCTGTCTCGTATTCACGGATGGCGACTGCGCCGCCCGTACCCCTGGGCCGCGTCGATCCGCTCCTACCAGCACGACGTCCAGATCCCCTCGATGCGCAAGGCCGACGGCCCGCTGTCGGGTTGGGATCTCGAGGACGAGGACGGGAACATCATCGAGCACGACGAACGCCTGAACGGCGGTCTACTCGAGGCCGGCTTCGGTTGTTTCCGCACCTGGCCCAACGGGCCGAACGGAACCTTCGTCGCTCTCGACCTTACGCGCGCGCTGCCCGAGTCGCTGTTGTCGCGCGTGCACCACATGGCGGTCGTCAACGTCGCGCAGGGCGTGTGTCAGGCCGCGACCGAGGCCCTGGTCGGCGAAGTCCTGGTGAAGCAGGCCGACGGCACCGCGACGGACTCTTCGCTTTCGACGCTCGAAACCAAGGTGAATTCGGCGCTCGCCGTCGCGTTGCTGCAGCCCGGGCGCGAGGGTCCCCGAGCCTCGAGCGCGACCTGGACCGCTAGCCGCACGGACGACATCAGCGTCCCCGGCGCAATCCTGACCGGTGTTCTCGAGCTCGTCCTGAACGGCACGATCGAGCACGTCGTAACGACTGTGAGGGTCTCGTAATGGCACAAGAGGAATACCCGACGCTTCAGGGTGACGCCCCGTCGTGGGCCGACATCGAGACCGATCACATCATCTACGACGGTGAGATCGTCTCGACGAAGGACTACCAGGCGATCAACTGGGGGCGTACGGTCGAGGTCGGTGAGCTGCGCGGCGCGAGCGGTGGCCGCGTGCGTCGACGCACCCGCGGCCAGGTCAGCTACGAGCTGACCATTACGTATTACAAGGACGGCGCCCGGCGCATGCGTGACGGTCTTGCCGCGACCGCGACCGCGAAGGGTCTCGTCGACGCGCAGGGTCGCCCGCAGATCTCCCGCGTGCCGTTCGACGTGCTCTGCAAGCACTCGGTGGACGGCGACCCCCGCATTCACAAGATGCTGGCGCAGGGCCTTCGCTGGCTCGGCGAGACCGGCGCGTCGACCGAAGGCGTGGACGCCGAGACCGTCGAAGTGACGTTCTCCCCGGCCTGCATCGAGATCGACGGAACGGTGCTTCTGTGAGGTCGATCGAAGAGATCCAGGCTGCGCGTGCCGCGCGTAAGGCGGTCGGTAGCGCAGCTCGCGAAGAGCAGCTCGCCAAGGACCTCGAAGCCCTCGACGCGCTCGAGCTCGAACACGGCGACGATCGTGTGGTGTCACTCGAGTTGCCCGCGCACATTCCCGGTCTGCCGACCATAATCGTCGGGCGGTGTCCCTCGAAGGACTACTTCAAGAAGTTCCAGGATATGGTCCGCCGCGCGAAGGGGGACCTAGTTCGCATCGGGCCGGCCACAGATCAACTCGCCGACGTCTGCCTCGCGTATCCCGACGCCGAGACGTACAAGCAAGTCCGCGAAGCGTTCCCCGCCATTCACGATCAGCTCGCGACTGCTGCCGCTGAGCTCGCTCGGGCGAAGGACTCCGCCGCGGGAAACGCCTAGCCCGGCTCGTCAAGGACGCGAGCAAGCATCCTCGCGTCCTCGGAGAGTGTCTCCACCGTCTCTTCGGGGCGGAGGACGAGCCGGAAGCACACGCGGGCGCGATCACGCTCGCGAGGGCTGTGATCCGCTTTCTGAACGCGAAGGGCTGACGTGGCTAGTGTAACGCACGAGATCAACATCCGCGCAAAGGACGACGCCGTACGGTCGGCCGCCGCTGCGGTGTCTCATCTCGACGCGAAGCTTATCGCCGCGTCCGGCGCCGCGTCCGCGGCGGCATCGGCGGTCGACGCTGCGGCCGCGCGCGTGGCCGAGCTCGAGAAGACTTACGCAAAGGCGGCCGCCGCGGTGGCGAAGGCCGCGCAGAAGTTCGGCGAGACCGACGCCCGCACGTACGAGCTCGCCGCAGCAGCAGCAGCCGCGCGGGACGCGGCCGAGTCCGAGGCCGCCGCGCTTGACCACTTAACGGGTCAGGCCGCGGCCGCGGCCGAGGCCCATCGCAGCCTGACGGTAGCGGCGCAACAGGCCGCGGCAGCCGAGCGCGACGCGGCCGACGCAGCGGCGCAAGCGCGCAAGGACGCCGAGAGCGACGCGGCCGCGGACGCGAAGCTGCGTCAACTCGAGGCGACCTACGCCACGGCGGAGGCCGAGCGGAAGCTCGCCGAGCGGCTGGCATACTCGACGGGTCTAATTAGCGAACAGGCGAAGGCGTTCAAGAAGTCCGAGAAGGCCGCCAAGGACGCAGCCAGCGCGCAGGAAAAGGCGTCGAAGGACGCCGAGCAGGCCGAGTCGAAGGCTCGCCAGAACGCTACGAATGGGATCAAGAAGCAGACCGAGCATTACAAGACCCTCGCGAAGGTCGCCGCGGTCGCGGCCGCGGCCGCGGTCGTAATCGGGCTCGCTCTCTTCAAGGCCGGTAAGGCCGCCATCTTCGCCGCCGACAAGGAAGATCGACTCGGCAAGCTGTCGGAGCGGATCGGCTCCAGCATGAAGAAGATCTTCGGCGGGCTCAAGATCGACAAGCTCCTCGGTCAGCTCGAGATCCTAGGCGACCTCTTCCACGAGAACACGGCCGCCGGGCGCGCGATGAAGTTCCTATTCGAGGCCATCTTCCAGCCGCTCATCGACGCCATCGCCGCAGCCATTCCCACGATCGAACGCGTGTTCGTCATCCTGCTGACGTACGCCGTGCGCGCGTATATCGCGCTCGTCAAGTTCAGCCGCACCGACGCCTTCGACAACATCGTAACGGGCCTAAAGGTGCTCGGCGTCATCGTCGGTGTATCGCTCGGGCTGTTCGTCGCGTTCGTCGCGATTGGGATCGCGCTGTTCGCAGCGCTCGGCGCGGCGGTGCTCTACCTCGTCGGGCTCGTGGTCAACAACCTTGGCCCCGCATGGGAGGCCGTAAAGGGCGCGGTCTCGAGCGTCGTCGATTGGCTCGCATCCATCGACCTCGCGCAGATCGGGACGGACCTTATCATGGGTCTCGTCAACGGTATCGCGAACAGCGCCGGCGCTGTCGTCGCAGCCATCACCGGCGCCGTCAGCGGGGCGATCGACGCGGCGAAGTCGCTGCTGGGCATTGCCTCCCCGTCGAAGGTGTTCGAGGAGATCGGCGGATTCACCGCCGAGGGCATGGCGGGCGGTGTTGACGATGGCGCGGGCGACGTTCAGTCGTCGATGTCGTCGATGGTCGAACCCCCGGATGCGGCGGGCGGGGGCGCGTCGAGCGGCGGTGGCGGGTTCCACTTCACGTTCGGCGACATCCACGTCAGCGGTTCGGGCTCGAAAGAGCAGGCCGCCGACTTCATGGCGCAGCTAGAGGACGCAATGCGCGCATACGCCGCGCGGCTCGGCGGGGGCGAGGTGCCGACGTGAGCCTAAACCCGGTCGACTTCGACGAGGAGCTGTACAACTCCATTCTTCTTACGTTCCCGTCGGGCATCAAAGCCTCGCCGGGACTCGTGAAGTTGTCGGGTCATGATCGGAAGCAGAAGGTCGACGTTAAGCCCGCGGACGGTAGCGGCGGCGCGTCGACGACGCACAAGGGCGAGGAGGCGGCGCAGTTTACCGCCACGTTCACACTGACGATCGACGACTCCACAGGCGTCGACGATTACGAGGCGTGGGAGATCTATCGAGAGCTGCTCAACGCAACGCTCGTGACGAAGCCCCCCACCGCAATCCCGATCTATCACCCCGACCTGCGCGCGCAGCAGATTGACGTCGTGACCGTCGGCGTCGTTGGCGGCATGACGCACAACGACGACCAATCAAGCACGGTGACGGTCACGTTCATCGAGCACCGACCGCCGAAGCCAAAGGGCGGGAGCGCGAAACCCAAGGGCGCGGACCAGAACGCGGACGTCAAGAAAGAGCTCGACGCCGCGGTCAAGGAAGCGAAGGCGCTGTGAGCACCGCAACCCTCGCAGGCAACCGGTGCACGCACGCGCGCGTCGAGATCCCGGCTCACGGGATCTGGTACGCGAGTGCGACCCTCGACGCCGAGGTCACGCTCGCGGGCCGTGTCGAGCTGAAGATCGCCGACCTCGCGCTATCGGGCACAATCCTCAGCGGCGGCCCCGCGAAGGGAAAGTCAACCTATCGAATCGTCGGCGGCGCTGGCGGTTGGGGCAAGGTAATCCCGGCGCGGTCGTACACGAACGATGCCGGGGTCAAGGTCAGCACCGTCCTAACGGATGCCGCACGCGACTGCGGGGAGGCCCTCGGTACGCTCCCGACGACGCGCCTCGGCCCGGGGTTCACCCGAGCGGAAGACGTCGCCTCGCGCGTGCTTGAGTCCGTGTCCCCCGGCGCCTGGTACGTGGACTCCGCCGGCGTCACGCAGATCGGCCGACGCCCCGAGGTCGCGCTCGCGGTCACCGCACAGCTCGGCCCGCTCGACGCCGCGAGCGGGAAGCAGACCGTCGCAGCGGAGTCCATCGCGAGCATCCTCCCGGGCGTCACCGTCGAAGGCCGCGTCGCGCTCGACGTCGCACACGAGGTCACGCCCGCGGGCCTGCGCTCGCATCTGTGGTCGAGCTCCCCGACCGATGCGTTCCGGCGGCTCGTGCTCGCGGCGCTCCCCGACTACAAGTACCGCGGCGGACCTTTCGAGTTCCGCGTGGGAAGACAGACGGGCGAGCGGTTCGACTTGCAGCCCGTGCGCTCGTCGCTCGGGTTCCCCGAGCTCCGCAATGTCCCCGCCCGCCCCGGCATCCCGGGGGCGCGCGCCGACGTGAAGAAGGGCTCGAAGGTCCTGGTCGGATTCATTGACGCGGATCGCTCGCGCCCGGTCGTGCTCGCGTACGAGGACGCCGACGGCGGCGGGTTCGTCCCCTCCGTGCTCGAGCTCGGGGACGCGGGCGGGCGCGTCCTGCGCGACGGAGACGCTATCGCGGTGTCAGGCACGTGGACGCCGGGCGGCCCGATTGTGCTCGGCACCATCACGCTCCATCCGACAATGGTGCTCGAGGGTGCACCCGGCGTCGGTTACTCGCGGGTGAAAGCGTAATGGCAGCCGATACCGACTTCGGGCGGGACGTCAGCTGCGGCGCGTCGGGCCTGCGCACGGGACGGCTCGCGCGCGGGACGACGCTGCTCGCCGAGGCCATCTACCGCCGGCTCACCACGCCGCGCGGGACGCTCCGCGGCGGCGACGAGGAAGGGATCTACGGCGAGGACCTCACCGCGTACGTCGGTCGCAATGACCGCGGGCTCGAGTTCGCGCTGCCCGGAATCATCCGCACCGAGCTCCTCAAGGACGAGCGGATCTTCGAGGTGACGTCCACCGTCGTGCGCACCGTCAACGGCCCCGCAGTCTCGTTCACGATCACGATCGATTGCGTGTCGGCCGCGGGCCCATTCTCGCTGAAGCTCGCGGTTAGCGAGGTTTCGACCACGCTACTGGGGATCTCATAATGGCGTTGTCGCTCTCGTCGCTCCTCTCGACGCAAACGAAGGAGCAGATCTATCAGCTCGGGCTGTCGGTCGCGACCGCGCTCGGTCTCCCTGTAACTTCTTGGTCCGCTGGGGACCCGACCCGCAGCACGTACCACTTCCTATCGGAGATCGGCGAGACGTTCGAGGAGATCGGCGGCGCGTTCATCGGCGCGGGGTTCCTCGACGAGGCCGAGGGCGCGCACCTCGTCTACTTCGCCGAGCAGCAGTATGGCGTAATCGTCCCCGAGGCGACGTACGCCACGTGTGATCTGTTGCTCGTGAACACGGGCGGCAACGTCTACAACGAGGACGAGAACGACGTCACGGTCAGCAACCCCGAGACCGCCGCGACGTACCGCAACACCGCCGCGATTGCCCTGAGCTCGGCTATCGAGACGACCATCGCGGCAGCATCGGATGGCCTCATCCTCCCGCAAGCGTCTATCAACGTCGAGAGCACGGCCGACTTTCCGGCGAGCGGGACCTTCGTCGTCGGCGAGATCGTCGACGACAGCTTCGTTGGCACGGGCGACCGAGCCCCCGTAATCGTCACCTATACGGGCAAGACCGCCACCACGTTCACGGGCTGCTCAGGCGGGACCGGCTACGAGCTGCACGAGTTCGACGCCGTACACGGCTCGTACGACGTCGTGACCGTCGAGGCCGAAGAGGCCGGGTCTGACGGATCGAGCGCCGTCGGCGAGATCAACTCGCTGACGACCGCGCTGCTCGGCGTGGTCGTGTACAACACGACGATCGCCGTCGGCGCGGACGCACCGTCGGACGACGAGGTGCGCGACCTTTGCCGCGAGTCCCTCGCCGCGAAGTCGCCGAACGGTCCGAAGGACGCCTATAGCTACTTCATCAAGCAAGTGGTCGCGGGCGCGCGCGTGCGCACGTACCCGGACTCGGACACCGGCGACGTCCTGATCTACGTCGCAGGCCCCGCGGGCGCGATCACCGCGGACGAGCGGGACGACGCCGAAGAGGCCGTGCTCGCGAACGCGACCCCGCTGTGCATCACGCCCACGGTCGCGAGCGCGTCCGCCGTCGCCATCCCGGTCACCTACGAGCTGTGGTTATACAGCTCGGTTTCGCAAACCGCGACCGAGGTACAGGACGCGGTGTCGGCCGCGCTGACGACGATGCTCGGCGCGCGGCCCATTGGCGGCGACATCATCCCGCCGGCACTCACGGGCTCGATCTATCAGTCGATGATCGTCTCGACGATCCGCAACGTGTATCCCAACCACGTGTTTCGCGTGACGGTCTCGGCGCCTGCGGGTGATACGGCGCTGACGAACACGCAAGTTGCCACGCTCGGCACCGTGACGCCGACCATCAACTTCGTGGCGGACCCGTAATGGCGGTTTCGTTCCGCTCGCTGTTCCGCAAGCTGCTCCCGCACTGGCTCCTAGCCGGTGACGGGGAAAAGGTGCACTGGTCCCATTCCGTCGTGTTCGACGGGATGATGGAGCGCCTGCGCCAGGGCATCCGCGCGCGCTTCCCCGCGGACGCGCCCGAGGACGCCCTCGCGCGCATCGGCCGCGATCGTCGCATCACGCGCGGGTTCGACGAGTCGAGCGACAACTACCGGCTGCGCCTCCCGGGCTACCTCACGGATTGGGGTCAGGCCGGCGCACCGTGGCCGATGCTGAGACAGTTGGTCGGTTACTGCGGCGTCGCGATGATCTCGCGCACGGTGGACAACCGCGGCAATTGGCACACGCGTTCGGCGGACGGTGCGGAGACGTCGCTGCTCGACCAGGGTAATTGGGATTGGGACGGTGATACGTCGAAGTGGGCGCGCTTCTGGCCCATCCTCTATCCGCCCGCCGAGCTGTGGACCGCGGGCCCGACGCTCGGCGATCCTGCACTATGGGGCGGGGCGCTCGGTACGCCCGGGTATACGGTCGGCAGCACGGCCACGCCCGAACAAGTCGCGGCCGTGAAGAATCTCGTGCGTGAGTGGAAGCCAGCAGGATCGCGCTGTCCGAAGGTGGTGATTGCATTCGACGCAGACGACTTCGAGCCCACCGACGCGAGCCCGCCGAACCCCGACGGGGATTGGAGCGAGCCGGACAATCGACTACCGGACGCGGCGTTCTGGGATCCCAATACATGACGACGGAGACCTCCTAATGCCTA